CCCGCAGTACTCAGTGTTGAAAATAAAGATCAAACCTCTATAGATGCATACATACAAGAACAAAAACAATTAAGAAATATATGCTAAAACCTTTTGTAGAATTGCAATGCGATCAATTGGAAACAATATCAATCAAAATGATGCAGTTTATCAATGACAAAATTGAGTCACGACAAGAAGGTTGGTGCTTTTTAAACACAAAAGATGTAATTGACAAGATTCCCGAGCTTGTGATGTTTTTTAAAAAGTATAAACTTTATCCAATGGATTCGGCTGTTACAATTTTATACGATGATTTGGATTTACACGTTGACCCAATGCCAGTGATTGCAAAAATCAATATACCAATATCAAATACTCTTGGTTGGGTGAATCGTTGGTACAACATCACTGAAGAACAATTGGCAAACACAAAACACATGGTTGATAGATTTGGGCAAACAAAAGAAAACATTGATGACTTAAAATTAGATTTATTGGCAGAATTACATGATTTATCACAACCCATAGTTTTTAACTCACGTTTGGCTCACTCGGTTGTCAAACTAAACCCAACAGCAACTCCAAGAGTCATAGCAAGTTTTACATTTCACAATCAACCCTTGGCACTACTTCAATGAAAATAGCAATTACAGGACACACTGCTGGAATTGGCAAAGCATTTGCTGAAGCATACTCGGAGCACGAAATAATTGGGTTGAGCAAACGAGATGGCAACAATATTCGCAACACGTTAAAAATTGCCAATGCTATAGAACCCTGTGATGTGTTTGTCAACAATGCACAAGACGGATACGCACAAACTGAACTACTGCTAGAAGTACACAAGCGTTGGGCCAATTTAGATAAACATATCATTGTTATAAGTACAATGATGACGCAACAACCTGTTGCACCCAAGAGCATGGAAGCATACCGATTGCAGAAAGTTGCACTAGAAGATACTGTGCGACAACTGCGTTTCACCATGCGCTATCCTGAAATAACCATTGTGCGTCCAGGGCGAGTTGATGATCCGGCAACTTGGGTAGCAACTCTAGTTCAATTGTTCAAAACCGCAGAACACAACGGCTTTTCTATTCCCGACATATCACTACGATGACACCCAAAGACATATTGACCAATAAAGCATTTTGTCCTTTGCCATGGACAGGATTTTACATTGGTCCCGATGGTGAAGTAAAGAACTGTATATGCAGCAAAGAAAGCATTGGCAATACCCTAGATTCACCAGTGCTTGACATACTCAAGGGTGCAAAAAACACGCAGGTCAAAGAAGAAATTCTAGCACGTAACAAGCCCTACACCTGCAGTTACTGTTACAGTCTAGAAGAAAACAAAACCAGCTTAGACATAGTGAGCAGTCGTGTGTACTACATGCGAGAACTTAAATCTGTTGATCGCAAACTATACAACCAACCAGACAATTTTGATCTACATCACATTGACATACGTTGGCGAAATACCTGCAACTTTGCCTGTGTCTATTGCGGGCCCACCTTGAGCAGCAAATGGGCCTCAGAATTAAAAATAGAAGTGCCACAACCCAGTCGAGAAAGGCTAGCAGAATTAAAACAATACGTATTTGATAATGCACACCAACTCAAAAATATCTACATGGCGGGCGGAGAACCTTTGCTGATAAAAGAAAACGAAGAGTTGTTGGAACTGTTGCTCAAAGTCAATCCCGAGGTGACATTGCGAGTAAACACCAATCTAAGTCAAACCAATACCCGTGTATTAGATTTGTTGTGCAAGTTCCGCAACGTGCATTGGACTGTGAGCGCCGAAAGTGTAGGAGAAAAATTTGAATACATGCGTTATGGTGGCAGCTGGAGCGAGCTTAACGAAAATCTAAAACTGATTCAAGCACTGCCGCACAAGATAACCTTCAACATGATATGGGGCATACTGAATTATTCTGCCATATATGACTGTATTGATCATTTTAGAGAGTTGGGGTTTCATGCCAACAGTTTTATATTAACTGCCATCAATGGACCTGCATGGTTAGATACCAGACACTTGCCGGATTATAAATTAAAAGAAATTGATGCCAGTCTTCACAAACGGATTGCGCAGAATCCCGGCTTTTTGCTTGAAGATGGCTACAGAAATTTATCGGCCCACATCAATAGGCCCTTTGACAAATCGTTGTCGGCGTCGTTAACCAAGCTACAAGAAATTGATCAAAGACGCGGACTAGACAGCCGCAAAATTTTTACAGATTTATATGACTGTTAATTCTATAGCATTTGCACTTGATCCCGTCAACGTGCCCAGCTTCTTGGTAGATTGGGAGTTGACCAAACTGTGCAACCTAGATTGCACCTATTGCCCCACTGGCATGGAAGGCGGTCACGACAACACCACCGCACATCCCTCGCTTGACGATTGCTTACGCACCATTGACTTTATGTATCAATACATAGATTTGTACATGACTCACAAAAAGCCCAGCCAACGCAAAGCCATCATAAATGTTTACGGGGGCGAAAGTTTGTTTCATCCCGACATTGTGGAAATATTGACTGCTTGCAGACAAAAGCATACAGGCTACGATTGGTATCTCACCATTACCTGCACCACCAATGCCATTGTAGGACAACGGCAATGGGCACGTATAGTGCCCTTGGTTGATGAATTCACCATGAGTTATCATGCAGAAAATTTACCAAAACAAAAAACTCAATTCAAAAACAACTTGAAATATCTGCAAGAACAAAACAAACGTTTTACTTGTATGATCATGATGCATCCGCAACTGTGGGACGAATGCACAGACATAGTGGATTTTTGTTCGGCAAATGGCATGCGCTATGTTAAAAAGCCCTTGGACAACAACAATGACAAATGGGCCTATACTCCTGAACAGTTTGGTGAGTTGACCGGCAAGCCCGTTACATTTACCAAAAAGATCATCAGTATACAAGAGGGCAGGCAGTGTTGCGGCGGCAGGCGACTGAGCATAAACGGCGATTTACGATCTAATACAGGTTTTGTTGCACAACAAGGCTTTAAAGGTTGGAGTTGCAGTGTCAATTGGTTCTTTTTGTTTATAAGACAAGCCAATGGTCTGGTTTATACCAATAAAGATTGCCAAATGAGCACAAGTGGTGCGCAAGAGCCACTTGGGGAATTATCACACAGTGAGCAAATTTTGGCCAGACTGGAATCGCAATTGCAAAATGGCATGCCAATTATAAAATGCCAAAAACCCATTTGCCGTTGTGGATTTTGTGCACCCAAGGCTCAAAATGAAAAGGATTTTTTAGATATAATTTGTAGGAATGTGCCCGTTGACATATTCCAAAAAACATGTTAAACTTACTTAAAGGAAAATAATTATGGCAAAAGCATTTGATGTTAGCAAATTTAGAAAAGGTATCACCAAGAGCATTGATGGTATCAGTATTGGATTTACCGATCCCACAGACTGGATCAGTACCAACAACTATGCATTGAACTATCTGATCTCGGGCGACTTTAATCGAGGCATCCCGATGGGCAAGGTGACTGTGTTTGCCGGGGAATCGGGCGCAGGTAAAAGTTTTATCTGTTCAGGTAACTTGATTAAAAATGCACAAGCACAGGGCATTTATGTTATCCTGATTGATACAGAAAACGCACTAGATGAAGCTTGGTTAAAGGCACTGGATGTAGACACCAGCGAAGACAAGTTACTGAAATTGAACATGGCCATGATTGATGATCTTGCCAAAATGATCAATGACTTTGTGAAAGAATACAAAACCATTCCCGAGGGCGATCGTCCCAAGGTGTTGTTTGTGATTGACAGTTTGGGCATGTTGCTCACTCCCACAGACGTTAATCAGTTTGCTGCTGGTGACTTAAAAGGTGACTTGGGACGTAAGCCCAAAGCACTCACTGCCCTAGTTCGTAACTGTGTTAATATGTTTGGTGACCTCAACATTGGCTTGGTTGCAACCAATCACACTTACGCCAGTCAAGACATGTTTGACCCAGATGATAAAATCTCTGGCGGACAAGGATTTATCTATGCCAGCAGTATTGTAGTTGCTATGAAGAAGTTGAAGTTAAAAGAAGACGAAGACGGTAACAAGATATCAGAAGTTAAAGGTATTCGTGCTGCATGTAAGATCATGAAAACACGTTACGCCAAACCGTTTGAAAGTGTACAAGTCAAAATTCCTTACGAAACTGGCATGAATCCTTACTCAGGCTTGACTGACTTGATTGAAGGTAAAGACCTTTTAAAGAAAGAAGGCAACAGTTTGGTATATACAACTAGTGATGGCGAAATTATTAAAAAGTTCCGCAAGGGATGGGAACGCAATGATGATGGATGTTTGGATCGTGTGATGGCAGATGTTACTGCACATCCTCATGTGTTATCCAAAACTGCCACAACGGAACAACCAGAAGAGGTAACTGAAGAATGAGTATAGAAATAGATGTATTGGGCGAGACATATACTATTTTAAAACAGTATATTCCAGTCAAGGATCGACAAGAGGCCGCAGACAACCTAATGAGTGTACTAGTAGATATGTTGAATGACGTTGACTTGCAAGAGTTTGGTGGTACCGACAACAATCTTAAAAAAGCACTCAAAGAATATGTTATGGAAGAAGACGACAACTATAACGACGAAGACGAGTAATGTGGTACAACAAGATAGTTGCCGATCTTGGCCAAATTCCCGCATTCATTGACTATTATGATAGTGAGCTTATTCTAGCCAAGAGCGAGATCAAGATACAGGGCAACGTTGAACGTGCATTAAGCAACTTGCCCGGTGTCACCGAGCATAGATTCAATCAGTTGCAAGAGATTGAAGCTGTATTGGAATATTTGAATATACAGTTACGCAAAATTCGCCGCAAGCACTTTCAAAAGTATCTGGAAGCATACGCTCGTGCACTCACCAGCCGAGATGCAGAAAAGTATGTGGATGGTGAGGATGAAGTGATTGACTTTGAAACCATTATCAATGAGGTGGCTCTGCTTCGCAACAAATGGTTAGGCGTTATGAAGGGTATAGAGAGTAAAAACTTTATGTTGGGTCACGTGGTGCGTTTGAGAACTGCGGGCATGGAGGATGTGGTAGTATAATGGATTGGCATCAACGTGCAGATGAACTACTGGCCGAATACGAGGCCTGTTGCCGTGCACGTCCTTATCACAATGCACTCGATGTCGAGATAGCCAAAGAAAGTTGTGCAACATGGGCCAGTCATTTGGCAACACAACGTGCTTGGGGCGAGCCCAATGACATAGCCGAAGCCTGCCATCAACTAGAACCGCGCCTTAAAAAATTTAAAGAAACAGTAGTATTGGATATATTAACAGATGGCACTATTTAAAAATGCATACGACAGTCACAGTCACAGTCTCGAAGTATTAAACATGTTGTACGGGTACGACAGCTTTTTAGATAATTTGACTGCTATAGCCGATATGGGATGTGGTGCTGGACTAGATGCCGGATGGTGGGCAACACTGATGACACGTGATGAACCTCCAGAACCGCGTAACTATATTGTGTATGCCGTGGATCAAAACATCAGTCAAATCGAACCCGATGTGTTAAAAAACGAAAATGTATTTGCCATTGAGGGCAATTTTGAAAAACGTTTAATTTCTCGAAATGTTGATTTGATCTGGGCACATGATGTTTTCCAATATGTAAAAGACCCCATGTCCTGTTTGCGAGAGTGGCGCAACAACATGAACACCAATGGCATGCTGATTCTCTCCATACCGCAAACCACTTACATGTATCAAAACAAATTGACTGTGGAAACACATTCAGGGCAGTACTACAGTTATAATATTCTTAATCTAATGTACATGTTGGCAGTCTCGGGTTTTGATGTTAGGGATGCATACTTTTATAGGAAAAAAGACACTCCATGGTTGTATGCTGGGGTATATGCCACTGATGTGAGTGATTTGCCTGAACACCCCTCTTGGTATGATCTTGCCGAGCGCAACCTAGTGAACAACAGTGTGATTCAAAGTGTCAACAAGTATGGATATGCCAAGCTAGAGGATCTAGTAGTGAGTTGGTTTGACAAGAACTTATATCAAATCACGAACTAAATACTGTACTATGCGTGATATAATTAAACTACTCGAGCTCAACTCAATCCCGTTATCCGAAAGCGAAGGACTTACCAATCGCAAACCTGGAACCATGTTCATTAACCCACAGGGCGAAAAGGCATATTTTAAACATCTTGCTTTCTTTCCCAAAGATGGTGGAGCATTTACAGCTGAAGAACTACCGCAAATGGTGGCCAGCATGGAACAACAAATTGGACATCCCATACAGTTCACCAATCTAATGCGACAGGGCGGTTTTGGAGTAGCTGAATTTGAATTGGAAAACGGCGAACCCTTGTTCTCGGGACGCTATTTCAAATCCATTAATATTCCCTACAGTAAAAATCAATGGAAGAACAATGATGTTGCTGGTGGTTATGCACTACAAAGCAAAGGCAGTAAAAAAGAATCCATGGGCTATGGTCCTAGCGATGTGTTGACACAACTGGACAGTCAAACACCTGAGCAAATTGTGGCACAAATCAAGGCCAAGTATCCAGACGGTCCTTTGGCCATGGCCACAGACTTTGTCATGGCGGGTAAGAAAACCTTTACCATTCCCGGCGATGGTGTTCATTTTGAAGCGTTTAGAGATTACTTTTGTGAGATATTGCATCCCTTGGCCATGGCACAAGGCGGCTACAACGGCAATGCACGCGAGGCCGAAGAAATATTTTTCAAAGGCAGCAGTTTCAGTCAAGCCACTATCAGTTTCAGCTCGAGCAAAACCAATGGTTTGTATGATAGCTTGATGGAACAAGGTGGCCGCAAGATCAAATTAAGCAGCAAGGGTGATGGCGGTGCAGCTGCCAGTGTAAGTAATCTCAGCGAGGCAGTTGATATTTTGCGCCGCGCTGGCCAAAGCAACAAGATGCTGGACAAGTATAAAACCACAATTCAAATCATTGACGAGATTAGACAAGTCAGCGCTGAAGATGGCCCAATCGTGGTTGGAGAGACTTTGAAGCTGATTGATCAAAGCGAGGGACAAAACATACGCGACCTTAAGACCAGTCCGATACGTTATCGAGATTTTGAAGCCAAGGTCGAGGCTGGCGAGAAACCGGTCAAATGGTTTACTAACAAAATCAAGGCCATCTGGGAAAGCGTGGGAGTCAAAGTTCC